CTAATCCATCAATTTAATGAGGTAGCCCTGGGGTCAGAGGGTTGATGAGCATGAGTTGATGAAGCGTTGTGAACCGTGGCCGAAAGACGGTGTTATTTCGGAGAGAGTACTAGTTCTAACGGTAGGTGTAGATGTGCAACGAGATCGTCTTGAGATCGAAGTGGTCGGTTGGGCTGGGGGTGAAGAGAGTTGGTCAATTGATTATCACGTAATTCATGGCGATCCTGACATTCCAGAGGGCACGCCTGGTTCTCCCTGGACAGATTTAACCAATTACCTCCGCCGTCTGTGGAAAAATGAGAGGGGAATAGAACTTAAAATTGACTCCACGTGTATAGATTCAGCTGGATCTAATACGCAGGCTGTCTATCAGTATGTTAAAGCACATCGTGGGGCTCGCATTTTTGCTATTATAGGACGAGCGGGCTCTGAAAAACCGATTATTGGCAGTCCGATGCGTCGCCGTTGGGGAAAAAAGACACAACGTGCTGTGGATGTATACACGGTTGGAGTTGATCAGGCAAAGCTCGCAATTTATAGACGACTTCAAATTACGAATCCGGGACCGGGGTATTGTCATTTTCCGATTGGTAGAAATCCCGAATATTTTCGCGGCCTAACTGCAGAGAAGATGCTCACGCGCTATGTAAAAGGATTTCCCAAAATTGAGTTTCGTAAGCCCAGTAAAGCAAGGAATGAGCCCTTAGATTGCCGAGTTTATGCATTTGCAGCCCTTGTGATGCTTTCCCCACAATTTGATGAAATCGCTTGTAATAGAAAACAGGAGGCTCTTAAGAAAAAAACTACAGGAGACAAGGAAGGCGAGTTATGTAATAGTGAATCTGAGCGACCGCAATCGCGTATAACTTATGTAAGCAGATGGTAATATTAACTAAAGGAGAGACGTTTAGAGAGGAAATTAAGGCTGATCCTAGAGCTACGGTAGTCATAGAATTTGCAGGCCCGCAAAGACATAGTATTCCGGCCACAAACGATGCAGGCACCTTTACGGTAAAGGCGGACACCGCAAATTGGATTCCAGGGTATTATGTGTGGGAAGCATGGGCCACGGCAGGCGATGTGAAGACTATTTTATGCAGGAAAAATCTTACTCTTGAGCAATCTGCTACTGATTTAATCGGTGAGGTCGATCTTCGCAGTGATGTCCGCAAGGCAGTGAAATATATTCGGGAGATGCTCTCTGGAGGAGCCAGTATGGAGGCGCGGAGATATAAGATCAATAACCGGGAATTGGAGCGTCATAGTATCCCGGATCTACTGCAATTGCTGTCTCACTGGGAGAGGAAATTGGTTTATGAGGAACGCAAGGAAAAGGGGGCGAGTGTGCTGGGCCCAAGAATCGAATTTTACATTTAAGCAACTATGAACTTATTTGGTGCTATTGGAAAGTTTATAAGTCGGCAGCGCGAGAAAATTCAGCGGGAACAATTTCCTTCTGCGCAGATTCGCGCTCTCAGTCAGGCAGCAGAGGCTAGTCGATTAGAATATTCCTGGCCTTCTTTCCCGGTTAGTGTAGATGCTCACATTTATCAGGAATGGATGACGCTTGTTGCTCGTAGCCGACATGCAGCAGAAAACCATGACCATTTGAGGAAGTATGTGCAGCTGGTTCGAGATAACGTGGCGGGGCCGAGCGGATTTAATCTAAATGCCCAAATCAGAGACCCTTCCGGAACTATTGACGGGCGTGCTTCAAAAGCGATCGAGGCTGCTTATGAGGAATTTTCCAGAAAAGGAAATTTTGACACGACGGGCACCTTATCTCGATCTGACGCCGAGCGCATGATTCTTTCAAGCTGGGCAACTGATGGCGAAATGATCTGCGTTGTTCAATATGGACGGCAATTTCCGCACGGCATTGCATTCCAATTTGTCGATCCCATACGCTTGGACCCGACAAGCTATCAGAAGTTGCCCAATGGAAATGTTATTCGGCATGGAATAGAAATGGACGAGGATAACCGTCCGGTTGCCTATCACTTTAGAGAACAAGATGAGCGGCACTATGGATATGTCATCGGTCATCGTACGACGGGTATTCGTATCCCGGCCCATAATGTGATTCATTGGTTTCTTCCCGAAAAGGTTGGCCAGAAAAGGGGATTACCTCCCACACGTACAGCTCTATGGCGATTGAGAATGATAGCCGGTTTTGAGGATGCAGCCATTACTAATGCCCGCGTCGGTGCCTCGAAAACCGGATTCATGAAGAATTTGGATGCAGAAGAGAATCCGAAACCGTTGATTTTGGATGTTAAGCCCGGCGTAATTGAGGATATCGGAAATCGGGAGTTTCTTCCGTTTACACCCCAATTCCCTGAAGCAACTATCGAAACGTTTTTGAGAACGCTTCTTAGAAGCAGTGGGGCAGGTTTAAACGTTAGTTACCATAATTTGGCGAATGATTTAACTTCTGTAAATTTTTCTAGTATCCGACAGGGAGCACTGGATGAGCGTGAAGTCTGGAAGGGGCTTCAGAACTCATTTTGCGAGGGAGTTGTGGTACCCATGTACGAAAAATGGCTGGAATGTGCACTTCTTAATGAGCTGATTACGATCAATGGAAAACCACTTAAATTTGAGCGTCTTGAAAAATATAAGGCAGTATCCTTTACAGGACGTCGCTGGCCATGGATCGATCCAGCGGCTGAACAAACAGCTAATGAGCGGGCTGTAGCGCAGGGATTTAAATCCCGTAGTGAGGTTATTAGAGAAACGAGCAACCGCGACCCAGAGGATGTTTGGGATGAAATCCAAAGAGAAAATAAGGAACTCGAAGAAAGAGGAATTGTTCCGCTGATTCCGTCCGGATCTGTTCCGCCTCAGCTGGGAAATGAAGTCTCGAAAACCGAAAATCAACCTCTATCAGTATAAACTAGCCTGGAAATCTATCGAGCTTCACTTGCTTATATGCATTTTTCTTAGACGTATTCGGGTGATATTCTATGCCCAAAATTGTAATTTGAGCCTTTTCTGGGCCAAATGCCCAAAACATTCTTCTTGCTCCGGAGGTTCGGTTTTCGAGATAGCTCTGCCAAATTTTGATTCCGTATTTTCGACTTAGATCGTCAACCTCGTGACTCTTTAATCCGGGATGTCGAGGATTATTGCTGAGAAGCTCGACGGCCTTAGACCATTTATCAAAGAATACCCTTTCTTCAGTATCAAGAGATTTCTCGAGCGCTTTTTTGAGAAGGTTATTCCAAAGATCGAGCATTGCGGGCTCTCCCATCACGATCTTAAACTTCACGACTTTAGAGCCTTCCGGGCAGCCTTGATATCAATTGGAGCGCTAACCCTACCCCTTTTCATATTAGAAACCGACCGTTTGATTTGCTTGAGTATGGTTGAAGAAATAGGCGGATCGTCGACCAATTTCTGCGGGGAGAGCAGAATATGGCCATCCTTGAATACCTCTACTCGATAATGGCGCGTTTTAGCTCCCCGAATAGCGAAGCGATTCTTTTCGTCCAGGTGAACTACGTATTCTTTTTTTAAGGTTTGCATAAAAAGTGGGATATCCCACTATAGATGGAATTTGTACAGACGCAAGAGAAATCGTTGAGACTTCATTTGCTGACAGAGGATGCGAAGAAAAAGACGTTCAAAAATGGAAGCGCCCGAACGAACTTGCCTCAGAAACTTATTCGTCCGGGTCGCAGAACCGAGTTAAACGAGATAAATAACCATCGTACAAGCAGAGTTAGAGTCAACATAATGGCTATATGCGTAAAAACGCAGTATTAAAAATGCACTATTAAAAGTGTAGAAGACAACATGTTTTCCTTTTGCGAAACTCTTCGCAGGCGTGGGAAATATACCTAAACAGTTTTTAAATCGGCCGATGCGACGCGTGATGAGCGTTGGGTCGGTTAATGCAGACGCGCGCACTATCGAACTTTCTTTTAGCTCTGATGCTGAGATTGAGCGTTGGCCCGGGCTTGTTGAGGTGCTTAGTCATGAAAGAGGCGCCTTTGATCTCTCCCGCCTTAACGATAAGGCCAATTTGCTATTTAATCACGATCCCGACTACGTCCTGGGAGTAGTGGAATCCGCGCGTGTCGATGCCGATGGACGTGGCCGGGCTGTCGTTCGCTTTGGGAGGTCCGAAGAGGCTGAGCAAGCGTGGAAAGACGTTCAAGATAAAATCCTAACTAAAGCGTCAGTCGGTTATCTCATCAAGGATGGCAGGTCCTCAAAAGGCAAAGACGATGATTCTGAGA